ACCAACGGCACATTCACTCACCCCAGTAGACATTTGCAAGACGCGAATGACAGGTACGTAGTACTTTCGGACTATCAAGACCAAGGAAACTTGAGCTACCATGAAAAGACGAACCTTCTCCTTTGTGGAAAGGGTGGGTTCGTCCTTCGGGGTGGCATTATAGAGCCATGGTGGTCGTTTTCCGCTAGACAATTGTGCGAGACATTCAGTGACATCTCGCCAAACTTCTTCCGACATCTTCTTCCGCGGCATTCCCTGCTCATCAAGGTAGTCAGAGAAGTACGCCTTCTTGCCTCCAGGAAAGTTCAATCCAGCTGAAGTGGAAAAGTTCATGGAGTCAATAAAGCGCACGCCGTCTATCCCATTAAGGACTTCGTGCCATGAAAGGGGTCTCAAAGTGTCACGAAGATATGATGAAATCTTGTCAAAAGGCTTCATGTAATCTTCGACTGCCCAATCAAGATGGGTACGAGGGAGACCTGGCGATGGAAAAAAGGAGTACATCGCAGATTTGGGCCACATGGATCTACCAAATCGAGGTTTGCCAAAGAGGGGTATCTCTGGCCATTGTTTGCGCACAGCATCTGCGATGAGAGTATCAACCGCTCTACTTTTGTAAAAAGCAGAGGATGGTTTAGTTCCCATCACGGTAACTGATTGCTTCTGCTCTGTGTAGTGATCAGATTCGAGAGTGTTAGCTCTGCACCACATGACTTGTTCAGCCAAATGCATGTCAGAAATCTCTTCTTCTTGATCAAAGAGCCGTTGTCCGTTCGATTGACGGTTCCATGTGTCGGGAGGATCAGCAGTCAACATTGAGGACTTGCGAGATTGGAAATACTCCAGCGCTTTCGTAACGTCTTCAAGTGAAAAACAGAAAGAACGCGCGAGTGTGAGATTTTCAACAAGTCCGGCATATCGAAAACCGCCAATAGCTGGGCTTGGGTTGTCTAGCAGGTAGACTCCGCCGCACTCGCCTTTTTCGGTCTTCTCGGGGTGTTGCCAAGTGACTACGCGAGCTCCTGTTTTAGAGATATCAGCCCAACCATGAACAGGTTGAGATAACATCTCATAGGAGTCTCGCAATTTCTTGCACACGAATTTACCTTTCAAACCAATGGGATTGGTATCCAGGTACTTCAACA